CCTTATTATACATCTTATTAGAAGGACTAATATCGTCCAACGTCAAAACCTTTAACTTCTCTGGTATTTCACTAAGAATACCCTCATAAGTGGGTTTAGCAAGAAACTCAAGAATTCTGTTGTACCTACATTTAAACAAACCGTCGTTTAAAATGTAAGGGTCGGTACAGGGGGTGTAAATAAGCTCGTTATCAAGAGCTTCCATCCCCTCTAGAGTGCGCTGTAAGCTATCTAATGTTACATTAGCGAAACCTGCGACGGACTCTAAACCGCGAAGATACTCTTTATCACTATCATCCGTGTGACAAGAGACGTCTTCGCCAAAAAGAGCTTCTTCTCGCTCTTCTGCTCCGGATAGTTCCAACAAACTGGGAGGAGCTATTCCCAGCTGTTCTGATGGGCTCCGTAACGGAACCAAGGGCTTACGCAACGGACTTCCGTGCCCTAAGCCTAGTTTGCTGTTGTTTCTAGTCTCACTCATTTTGATTAAATAAAATAACCAAAATGAATGAGCAAGAAACCCCAGCGATTGGGGTCTTTGCTCATTCATCTCCCAAGCAGTACTCACTAACGATTAGCTTTCCATGCCAAGCTCCATGACCCATGGAATAAGATCACCATATTGGCTCCTATCAAATCAGACTGCTGATTATTGTAAAGAGTAAACGGACCATCATCCGCCAACACGCCAAACTTATAAGACTTGGACTATCTTGGGCGCCCTGTAGGGGCTTACCTCGTGCCTTAAACTAATGTTCTCGGCCCGAGTCGGTTGGGTGACCTTTTAAGTGCGTCTGGTCCAAACGCTTGGTTTAATGCCACTGTGTGAGGTTGGTTCTACCACATAACACACATCTTTTTAACGTAGTGCTCTCGGTCTTTGAGTTTCTACGGTATGTTTGTCACTACATGAAACATACAAACCTTGCCTTTCGGCGTCATAAAGCGCGATTTTTGATTTATATTCGCGCTATGCTTACTCTATGCTATGATCTAAGCTACGGACTACCTGTCAAATAAACCAGGCTACCGTCATTGTTGATCGATACAATAAATCAATGTATCTGCCCAATGAGTAAGCGGGCTTTCACTCCATCGAGTTACGGTGGTGCGAGTGACCTAAAATAAGAGTAGTGTCGGTCTTCACTACAATCATGCTTAAATTGCGGTCTGCATGAACCATGGTTGACTCTTAAAATAAGAGTCGGGAATGCGCTGTTCTAGCGCTTGGATATCATATCGATATACGGCTGTATCAAGTATATTGAACACATTGCTGTACGAAGCGAACGAATTGAAATCTGTAACCAGTACAAAAAGTTCGTATTTCTCTGCAAGTAAATTCGCAACTTCTGTACGAGTATATAGATATCGACCGCTGAACTCACGGTCTGGGTTGCAAGAATTATATAGCTTTGGATAATTTACTATACATTCTCGAACCGTTTACAAAACAAAATAAATCAATTATTC